CAGCGATCCCACTGCTTACCACGGGATCAGAAATGCCAAGAGACGTTCGGCTGTACACAACTAAATATCTGGACAAAAGGTCCCGCCATTTCTTGCTTTGTCAAATGTTGGCGAAACCTTCCACAAGGAGGGGAAGACTCTCTTCCTCCGATTGTGGGGAATCAAGGCGGGAAGAAGCACAAAATCAGCTAACCGAAAGAAATAGGAGGCGCACATGAGAAATCGAAAGGTCCAGAGAGAGCTTAAGAGGATGGGAGTGAGGAAGATGACCAATGAAGAGAAGATCGCGATCCGCAACAACTGCGGGATCCGGGACCCCACACCGTATGAAGCTGTAATGCATATGGTGCGGGAGCAGGAGCGAAGGAATGAGCAGATCGCCAGGGCTAACGTCGTAGCACGTGAGAGAGTGGCTGCAGGAGTGTGAGGGACATGGGATCCCTGGCACAAAACAATACAGTATGAGAAAGCTTCAGTGAAGGGCCTAGCCCTGCACCGGAGCTTTTTTGATGTCAGAAACAAAAACAATCGAACAAGAGGTTCGAGCCCCTGGAAAGGAAAAGATGAAGCTCTACGAAATCAATATCGAAATCATGCGTCTTGTGGATGCGATCCCGTTTGACGAAGAGACGGGAGAGATCCTGGGGGATGTGGATGGGCTCTTTGAAGAGATCAATGCCCTGCAGATGGAAAAGAGAAAGATACTCGAGTACCTGGCAAAGCTGGTCCTGAACATCCGGTCTGACGCTGCGGCACTTAAATCAGAAGAGGACCGTCTCAAGGCACGGAGAAAGCGCCTGGAGAAGAAGGAGGACCGGCTCATACGCGTGCTCGACAGGGAGTGTGCCGGCGAGACGACGGACCTCGGGGTAGCGACACTGGGCTACAGGAAGACCAGCCGCGTAGAGGTTGCAGATCCGGCAAAAGCGGTCCGGTGGCTTAAGAGACACAAATACCTTACGGCATTTCGCATTCCCAGCCCTGAGGTCGCAAAGACGGAGGTACGGAAACTGATCAAGGCAGGAAATAAGGTCCCGGGGTGTGTCCTTGTGGATGACGTCTCCTGCAGACTGAGTTAAGGAGTAAAAACATATGCTCAAGATTACAAAAGGAAAGACGGCCAGGGCCTTGAAGGTTGTTGTGTATGGGTCAGAGGGCATCGGGAAGAGCACCTTTGCAGCTGATGCGCCGGATCCGCTTTTTATCGATACCGAGGGCAGTACGGCCCACATGGATGTCCGCAGGATCGAGAAGCCTGAGACCTGGGACGAGCTGGTGGACATCGTAAAGGAAGTGGCGGTGACGCCTGGGATCTGCAAGACGCTGGTGCTGGACACGGCAGACTGGGCTGAGCAGCTGTGTGTGACAAGCGTCTGCCAGAAGTACAAGCAGCCAAGCATAGAGAGCTTTGGCTATGGCAGAGGCTATGTATACCTCTCGGAGGAGTTCACCACCCTCCTTTCAGCTTTCGATGAAGTAATCGCAGCCGGGATCCATGTGATCGTGACAGCCCATGCGAAGATGCGAAAGTTCGAGCAGCCTGATGAACAGGGCGCTTACGACAGGTGGGAGATGAAGCTCTCAAAACACGTAGCACCACTTCTTAAGGAATGGTGCGACATGCTCCTCTTCCTCAACTACCGCACGTATGTGGTGACATCGGAGAGCAATGCAAAGAAGGCGCAGGGGGGAAAGCGTGTCATGTTCACCTGCCACCATCCCTGCTGGGATGCAAAGAACCGCCAGGACCTTCCGGAGGAGCTGCCTTTGGACTTTAAGGCAGTGGCTCACCTCTTTACCCTGGAGCCTACTGCGGAAGCAGAAAAGCCCCTGGTCCGGTTAAAGAAGATGATGGATGAGGCTGGTATCACTGAGGAAGAGATCCGAAAGGTGGTAGCTGAGAAGGGTCACTACCCTGTAGAAGCCGGGATCGAGACCTATAGCGATAAGTTTGTAAACGGCTGGCTTATCAAGTACTGGCCGCAGGTAACAAAGATGATTACAGAAGTACAGTAAGGAGACCATCATGAGTGATATGAATCAGAACATGTTCCTGGATTGGGACGATGAGATAGAAAATGACGGCCAGGAGTTCGTTATTCTGCCTGAGGGTGATTACAACTACACAGTCACAGCCTTTGAGAGAAGCCGGCATCCCGGGAGCGCGAAGCTCCCTGCATGCAATAAGGCGTCCCTGACCCTTCAGGTAAAGACGGACCAGGGGATCGCCAACTGCTTCACGGACCTGTTTTTGTACCGGACCATGGAGTGGAAGCTCTCTCAGTTCTTTCGCAGTATTGGATACAAGCAGAAAGGCCAGCGCCTGGTCATGGACTGGAACCACGTGATCGGCAGCGTCGGCCGCGCTCATTTTAAGCCCTCTGAGTACAAGGACCGTGAGGGGAATACCAGGACCAAGAATGAAGTGGAGCGGTTTCTCGACTATGACGAGAAGTACTTCCCCAATGCCCAGGACGGCTTTATGGCTGTCCCTGAGACCGACGACGACATTCCGTTTGATTGATAGGAGGTGCCAATGTTTGAACTTAGACCGTACCAGGCTAAGGCAAAACAGGCGATCCTCTCTGCATGGGACGAGGGGCAAAAGAAAACGCTCCTCGTCCTTCCGACAGGGTGTGGGAAGACCGTCGTGTTTTCCGCAGTCACAGAAGAACAGGTAGAGAAGGGCCACCGGGTCCTGATCATGGCACACAGGGGAGAGCTCTTAGAGCAGGCGGCAGACAAGCTAAAACAGGCGGCCGGCCTTGACTGTGTGGTTGAGAAGGCAGAGAGCTCGAGCCTTGGGAGCTTTATCCCTGTGACAGTGGGTTCTGTCCAGTCGCTCTGCCAGCCCGTCAGGCTCTCCCGGTTTCCACATGATTACTACCAGGACATCATTGTCGATGAAGCCCATCACTGCCTCTCAGACAGCTACAGACGTGTTCTGGACCACTTCCCCGACGCCAACATCCTCGGTGTGACAGCGACACCAGACCGCGGGGATATGAAGAACCTCGGAGAGTTCTTCGACTCCAGGGCATATGAATACAGCATGAGTGATGCTATCAAGGAGGGGTACCTGTGTCCCATCAAGGCCCAGATGATCCCTCTGGAGCTCGATATCTCCAAAGTGAAGATGAGCAGCGGAGACTTTTCTGCTGGTGAGGTCGGCTTTGCCCTGGAGCCCTACCTTCATCAGATCGCAGATGAGATGGTGCATTACTGCAAGGGGAGACGCACGGTGGTCTTTTTGCCACTCATCGCGATCAGCCAGAAGTTTTGTCAGATGCTTCGTGACCGGGGACTAAAGGCAGCGGAAGTAAACGGCAATTCCACTGACCGCTCCCAGATTCTCTCTGATTTCGAGGCTGGCAGGTACGACGTCCTCTGCAACAGCATGCTCCTGACGGAAGGTTGGGACTGCCCTGCGGTGGACTGCATCGTGGTGCTTAGGCCCACGAAGGTGCGCTCCCTCTACCAGCAGATGGTGGGACGCGGGATGCGGCTCTTTCCCGGAAAGGACCATCTGTTGCTCTTGGATTTTCTATGGATGACAGAGCGGCACGATCTCTGCAGGCCCTCAGCCCTTGTCAGCAAAGACGTGAAGATAGCAGAGATGATCGATGACAAGGTCAAAAAGGGAGAGGAGGTTGACCTAATCGAAGCAGAAGAGCTGGCGGAGCAGGATGTCCTCGCACAGAGAGAAGCGGCTCTTGCCAGAGAGCTCCACAAGATGCGTACCAGGAAGCGGAGCCTTGTCGATCCCCTTCAGTACGCCCTCTCCATCGCAGCAGAGGATCTGGCGAACTATACACCATCCTTTGTATGGGAAATGGCGCCGCCTTCCCAAAAGCAGCTGGCCTTCCTCGAGAAAAGAGGTATTTACCCGGAAGGCGTACCAAATGCTGGGATGGCATCTCTTCTCATCGACCGGCTGATGCGGCGCCGCGACGAGGGCCTTGCTACCCCTAAGCAGATCCGGCTTCTCGAAAGATATGGATTTAGAAAGGTCGGAACATGGAAGTCAGATGCAGCAAGTAAGCTCATCGCAAGGATATCAATGAATCACTGGGCAGTGCCGCGCGGCCTGGATCCCACAGTATACAAACCATAAAGGAGAAAAACATGGAGAACAATACGAACATTTTATCAGCTCTCAAAGCCCTGGACGTAGCAACCTTGACAAGGGCGGAATGGATCACAGTAGGCATGGCTTTAAAGGCAGAGGGCTTTCCCTGCTCCATCTGGGACGACTGGTCCCGGAATGACAGGCGCTACCATCCCGGTGAGTGCGAGAAGAAGTGGGACAGCTTTCATGGGAGTAGCAATCCCGTAAAGGGTGGCTCGATCGTCCAGATGGCAAAGGACCGCGGCTGGACTCTCTATGGAGACGACGGTTGCCTGGCCTGGGACGATGCCATTGAGTACGACGGGGATCCGGCCTTCACCG